AAGATACAGTTGATAAAGCCAAAGAACGGGCACTTGAAATGAGGGGTGATACATTGGTAATCACTAGTATGCAAGAAGAATCCCTCGGTGCTGTGTGGCGTTTACAGGGCGTTGTAATGTCTTGCTTTAATGTTAAAAGTGGTGTCCACGAGCAAAATAAAAGTGAATTAATACCTGACAATAATATGTCATGCCAGACTGATCTTGACTGTGAAAAAGGATTTAGTTGTCGTTCTCGAAAAGGTGGTGGAGCTGAATGTCGTGCAATTAAAGATTAATTGCTTGAAATTTTGACTCTTGAAAAAATTTACATTATGAAATTTTTTATTTCAAAAATTATCTCTTCTCTATATCCAGCATCCTGTAAATCACCATTAATTGTTCTATTGTATTGATAACTAATAACAGAAGTAGTATCATTATTTATAGTTTCTGTATTATCATTTATAAATGTATGATTTAAGTTATCAATCCCGAAAGAATTAATAAGTGATGACGCTTTGCTTTTGTCGTCATCAATCCCAAAGGAATTAATAAGGGGAAGAGCTTTGCTTTTGTCGTCATTAATCTTGTATGATATACAAGATTTATCAACACCTTCGTCTACAATTTGTATTTTTTGTAATTTTTGTTCTAGCTCATTGAATGTAACCAAACTATTGTTTTCGAGAACGTTTTGATTTATAATTCCAAGTTCTAATGTTAAATTATAATCACTATCAAAGTTTAATAAATTACCTTTATAATCTAATATTTGAATATGTAATTCGGTTATTTTATCAGTATATTGTTGTTGATATATATATTCTGTATTTGTATTATATGTAAATATATATTCTGAATTATTAAATTGTGAAATATTTATTTTTGCAAATGCAGAAATTTCAGGTTTATTTGGTAAAAAAATATTATTATAATTATTTATTTTAATAAATATATAATTATCGATATTTAATGGATTAGAATAAATTTGAGTATCTAATTTTATTAAGTATTCCAATTTATTAAACCCTAATAAATTACCTAAAGAAGAACAATAATTTTTATTATCAAAATATATACTACAATCGTAATGTTTTGATAAATTTATTATACTTATTGTATCATTGTGATTATAATTAGATTTTTCAGATACTTGATTAAATAAAATCCCTTTAATTATAGTATTATCCGAAGCATACTCATTGAACTTATGTTTATTTAATTCTATATTAATTATTTTGACTAATTGACTTTTAGTATATTTATTTTCTGGAATTTCTATTCGAGTTTCTTCTAATGGTAAATTATAAACATTTGGACCAGGTGGTGGTCCCATAAAAATTCCTTTAATTATAAAATAATTATTATCATATTTTTTATCAATAGTGATATATTCATTATAAATTTTTACATAATGTAATTTTATATAATTCATATCCAAATTACTAATGTGATTATCCATAGATAATATATAATTATTTGGATTAGGAAAATGGAGTTGATTACGATATCTTGAATCAATGTTTAATATTATTTTATTCATATAATTAAATATAAATAAAATAATAATTCTTCAAACCTATATTATAAATAATAGTAGTGATAAATTATTTTTGAGAATTATTATATATTAACCAAGTTTCATAATATTTTGCTTGATTTGGAAATCTCCATATTAAATTTTTATTTAAATCTTCATATTTTATCCACTTTATTTGTTTAATTTCATATTTATCAAATAAAGTATATTTTTTCGATATATTATACGTATCATTTATTATAGAACATCGAAAAATATGAAAATTATTATTTTCTATACCTATTTTATCATATATATCAACCATATAACCAGTTTCTTCTAAAGTTTCTCTTATTGCAGTTTTTTCAGGTTGTTCATTATATTCTTGTAAACCACCAGGTAATGCCCATACATTAGTTGTTTGTTGTACTAATAATATATGATTATCTTTAGTAATAAAGCAACCTGCATTTGCATTAACAAAAACTAACATATTGAATACAAAATAATTAAACACATTAATGTATAATTTATTTATCATTTAAATATATTAATTAACTATACCTAAGTCTTTAAGTTCATTTAACATATTAATATATTTACTACTTTTTGTTGAAGTTTGAGCTCTTTTTTTTAAATCTTCAAAAGTTTCAATATTGTTTATCGCAATATTATTATTTAATTTTTCATTTATAAAAATATTATTTTTATCTTGTATTTTTCTTTCTTTTTCTTTATCATTTAATAATTTTTTTAAATCAATATTAGTATTTGGAACATTTAATATTAAATCTTTTGTGGAATCCACTTTAGATGGAATAATATTAGTTATTGGATTATAAAATGTATTATTTAATTGATATTTAATATTTCTTTGATTTTGGATATCATGATATTTAGTACTAATATCCGGATTATATTTTATATTTTCCATTATTATTAATTATAAAAATAATCTTAAATTAAACTATTTAATTTATAATAAGATAAAAAATCTAAATAAAGATGTAAAGCTTTTCACATTTAAATGAATTTATATGATGTATTAGAGCTTAATCAAAATGCAAATGAAATAGAAATTAAAAAAGCTTATCATAGATTAGTAAAAAAATACCATCCTGATAAAAATAATACCATAAATACTACAGAAAAATTCTTAAAAATTCAATCAGCTTATGAAATATTAATAAATGAATCTACTAGAAATAAATATGGTACTATGCAAGAAAATGAAAAATCATCTTTCAATGATTTTTTAGACAAAATCATTAATAATAATATAGATCTAAAAGATTTTTTAAATTACTGTAATCATTTAACTAATAAAGATATAGAAGATATTCATGATAATTTTTATCATTTTATAAAAAATTTTACAACAGAAGATATTTTAAATTTGGTCAAAGATTATATTATACCTAAAGATTATATAAATAATTCATTTTTGGAAACTGATTCAGATGTAGATATTTTTGCCGATGAATTTGCTAAATATTATTATATTCTTCCAATTAATATTCAAAAATATAATGAACTTGATATTAAAATAGAATTGAATATAAATTTATCCGATATTATAAAATATAATAAACGGAAAATTAAAATAAAACGTAATATCAATAATAATTCAACTTTTAGTACATTTATTTTTAATTTAAATTATCCTTATATTGTTTTTATAAATCTTGGAGATATTAATAATGATAATTATGGAAACTTGATTATTAAATTAAATTTAGATAGTACATTATATTGGAATCATAATACAATAGTATTGAATAAATATATGACATTATATCAAATGATTTATGGATTAGATATTATTGTACCTTATCATTTAGAAAATATTAATATAAGTAATTGGAAACCATGTGAAGATGGTATGATTATAAATATTAATGATAAATATAATTTAGATAAGTGTAAATATAACATAATAATTAAATTATTTTTAAATTATGAAGATAATGAACAAAATAGAGAAATACTAAAACAATATTTTTCTTAAATAAATATAGATAATGACATTATTTGGTAATAATAGCATTAAATGGTCTAAATTTACATCTCAAAATATTTTATTATTTACTTCGTTAATTAAACTATACAACCCAAAAATGAACAATAATATAAGTTTTTTATTAGAAGAAGAAAAAAAAAATATTATTAAATATATTAAAAATCATTTGAATTTAAAAATAATAATTAAATTATTATCTAATTCATATATTAATCAGCTTAAATTAAAAAAAAGACTTTTAAATTATGCTAAATCAATTTTTGTAGATACTAAAAAATTAGTAACACAATTACCTCAGTTAAATAAAACTTATATTATAATATGGAAAAATAATAAAATAATAATTAAATCCAATACTTATCCTCAATTATTAAAACGAATAAAAATATTAATTTTTATTATCGAATATATTAAAGAAAAAATTTGCGCTCCAAATAATAGATCAATAACTATATATTTAGTTTTGAGTAAATTAGAAAAAAAATTTCCAAATAGTAATGATATAATTAGTAGTAAAAACGTTAATTCTGGATATTGTAATTTAAAAACAAATGTAATTTTTATTTGGCGAAAAGAAGAAGTAGAAAAAGTATTATTTCATGAAATGATCCATCATTATAACTTTACAAATCATTTAGTAGAATTTCAATTTCCTATTAATTTTCTAATTAACGGACCTACCAATTATTATGAAGCTATTGCTGATTTTTGGGGAATATTTTATAATTTAATATATTTATCTTTAGTTTCAAATATATCAGTTAAAAAATTATTTATTTTAGAATTTTGTTTTATAAAAAATCAAGCTTTACAATTAAATAATTTTTTCAATTTAAATTGGAAAAATATAAAATTAAATATTATAAATCAAAATACAGCAGCTTTTTCATACTATATACTAAAATATTTATTAATAGAGTATTTATTGTATAATAAATCAGAAATCCTATTTAAATTTATTAAAGATAATATAATTTTTGATTCTGAAGTATACTATATTGAATATAATAATATATTCAATAAATTAAATATAATTAAAGATGATAAATATATAAAAATTAATTCAATTAGAATGACTCTATTAGAATTAAATTAAGTAAATTTTATTTATTATAAAAACTAGCCAAAAAAGCTTGAAATTCTGTAAATTTAATAATTTTATTTTCATATTCTGGTCCTAATTGCAACTCTTTTACAACTTCAGCATTAAGTTGAGTATTTTGACCATTTTTTAAATTTAATTCTGTGAATTTATTATTTAATGCACTCATAACTTTTGGTCTAGACATGCATGTTTCAGATGGTAAATTTAAAAAATTAGCTAAAATTTCGGGAACAAGAACTTCTTTATTAAAACCACTATTAGAGTTTCCTTTTCGTTTCTTCTTTTCTTTACGCACAAGATTGATTTCATCGAGATGAATTTTATTAATATTTTTAAAAATATTAAAAAGTTGTCTTTCATAATCATTTCGATTTTTTTGTTTATTTTTAATTTCTTTAGCAAAATCATTCAAATCTTTATCAACATTTTTAATCAAATTTCGCAAATCATCAATTTTTTTAATTGAATCCGCAAATATTTCTTTTTTTTTTTCTTGTTTTTTTTTATTTACAGAATTATTTTGATCTTCAATTTCTGATTCATTATTATGGATAGATTCATTATCTGAATCATTATCATTATTCGATTCATTATCATTATTCGATTCATTATCATTAATAGATTCATTATCATTTACTGATTCTTCATTTGAAATTTCATTTTCTGACAATTCATTATCTGATATGACCTTTTTAATAGTCTCTGTAACACTTGATTTTGTAATGGTCGTAGTTTTAGATGATTGGGTAGATTTTTTTGAAGCCATTAATATAAATATTAATTTAATTAAATAATAAAAAAATCAATTTTTATTAGTTAATTAAAAAGAAAAACTTACTATAATATTATCAATAGTTTTACTATTGATTTTATTGTTATATACTTTGTTAGTAAATTTATGTATAATATTATTATGAGGAGTAGTTTTAAGTTTGTGTTTTGTATCTTTTTTTTTATCAAGTTTATTTTTTTTATTCATATCATTTTCAATGGTATCTAAATTATTCATAATATAAGTAAATACATTTTTTGAAAAAAACCATTTGAAAAAATTTAATTGTCCAATAGTAGTTATAACACAATTATTTTTCATAAAATAAGGAATTCTATCACCACGACTGAATGGATCAAAATATTTTTTTTGGAATATTTTAAGTTGTTGTTTATAAGATGTGTAAATATTAATAACTTGTTCAATATTATTTTCATAAATTTTAAAAGCGATTTTATTATGTTTAGCATATTTAGTTACAAAATGATCTATTAATCTTATAGATATTTCTGCTTCAGAATTAATTATATAACAAAATAAATTAATATTATCTTCACATTCATAAAATAATTCAAGATTTTTAATAATCATGTATTCTTGAGATGATATTTTAATATTTTGTAATACTTCGTGATTTAATTGTATTGCTTCTGATTCCATTCAAATATATAAAAATTATAATAAAATAACCAACAATATCTTTAAATAGTTTAAAAGATAATTTAATCCGAAGCTAAACTTGAACTATCCAATTCTATTTGTTCATCTAAGTCAATTTGATCATCTGATTCTAAATTTTGTAATAATGAATGAATTTCTAATTGGGTAGTTCCGTTATAATTATTATCCAGTGATAATTTTTTATTTTTATGTAAATCAAAATTTGTATTATTGGGTTCTGTTGGTATAAAAACTTTATTTTTATATTCATCTCTAATTAATGTTTTTTGATCATTGATTTCTATATTAGAGTTATGTATTTTTTCGGATATACATAAAATATTAGAATTAATATCTGTATCTGGAACATCAAAATCATTTTCTTCATCAGATTCATCTAAAAATTTATACTTATATTTTAACATTTCTTTGGATGTAAATGAAACTAATATTGGTCTTAAAAATATACCAAAATCATTATTAGAATTTATCCAAATAGCATAACATTCTAATATCATTTTACACCAAGAATCAGATGGAATTTGTATTGGTGTTATTTTTTTATTATTATATAAAATAAGTGTTTCAAAATCTATAGTTTTCATTAATTTAATTTTAATAGTACCCGTATTATATTTTTCAGATTCTCTAATTATTTTTTGAAAATTTATGGTATTTTCAGTATTTAAATCATTAAACCATAAATGTGCATTTTCATTAGCATTTTTTTTTATTTTAAGTTCTAATTCTGTAAAAAAATTTTTCATATTATTAATTTTAGTATAATTTTTTCCAATAAGAGCTACTTCTATTTCGCTATAATCTGTAAATATATCGGCTTTTTTAATATTTAATAAAGTAGGTATTTGAAAAACAAGCTTTTCATTTTCTTTGTATTTAATAAAAATAATTTTTTTATTTTTATTATGACGTATTTGTGTATAATTAATTTTATTTAAATCAATATTATCAATTTTATATGGTTCTAAATAATTCATATTAATAACATATTAAAAAAATATTTTTAAATATAAACTAATTTATTTTTTTGCTTTTGCTTTTGGACGATTAACTTTTTGTTCTACAAAAAGTTGTGGTACGATTGGAGCAGAATCATCAGATTCTGCATCTTCATCATCTTCGTCTTCGTCTTCATTCTCTTTTTCTTCGTCTTCGTCTTCATCGTCATCATCTTCAGCTTCTTTATTTTGATGAAGTTCAGTTTTATCTGAACTAGCTTGACCTGGTTTTTCATTATCAGAATCTGAACTCAAAAATTCATCAATTTTTAAATAGTCTTTAATTTTAGATGTATTATTTTGAGGAGGTTCAACCTCTAGTTTAATTAATTTAAATGTTAATCCATACGATGGATCTTTTTTACTTAAACTTTGTGCCCATAATTTAACAGGTCTAACTATAGGATGAATACGACTCATAAAACACACATAATTATTAAAGTCATCTAGTGTTGTAATATTTTCGACTTGTTTACGAATTTTCTGATTATTTTCTAAAGTTGATAGAAAAACTGTTGAAATAATTTTATTATCAGGATATGTCGCATCAATTTTTAATTTCATATAAGGATGCTTGGGTCCATTGTATTTTTTTTTTGTTTTAATTTCATCATCATCATCATCTTCTTCTTGTGGCATTCGAAAAATTGGTTGATATACATATTTATTAGCTTTTGTTCCAAATAATTGCTCTTTGAATTCTTGAGAAGCTAATTTATTATCAATAGTTTTTAAAAAATTACTAAAATTTTTAATTTCTGAAATTGATTGATCCAAAGGAATTTTAATAAATAGACGTTGAGAATCATCTTTATAATATTCACCTAAACGCGGAATACCATACGAAGATAATTGAAACCATGGAAATTGAATTAATAAAGGATATTCATTATTATGTTCATATCTAGGATAAGCAATTTTTTGACCTTTTGATCGATCATTTTCTTCTAATGTAGTAAAATATAATTTGGAGATATCAAAACTTGTAAAACTAATAGTCATTTGTTTAGCTAGTTTTTTATCAATAGTGTTTGGAGTTCCTTTTGAAAGCATTATAATACTAATATTTTATATTCAATTAATCTTTAATTCAATTTTTATAATATCTATAGAATATTAATATCTATATAAAGATATTACCTATAATATATTATTAATGCTCAAAATAAGCTCAAATAATGATTCACATGAATCTTCTGTATCCTTAGTTTCCAATGAACAGAATAAATTAGTTACACCTGTTGTAAATGGTCCAACAAATAATAATTTTGAAAATTTAAATTTAAGCGAAGATTTATTAAAAGGGGTTTATTTATATGGATTTATAAATCCATCAAAAATACAAATTAAAGGTATTAATACAATTAATACAGGATATGATTGTATTATACAATCACAGTCAGGTACAGGAAAAACAGCTACATATTTATTAGGTATATTTAATCATTTGGATAAGAATACTTTTTGTCAAGGCATAATTATTACACCTACACGCGAATTAGCAAATCAAGTTTTTAATGTTGGAATAAATTTAATTAAGTTTACAAATTTCCGTTTAACTAAATGTATAGGAGGTACAAATATTATAGAAAATAAAGCCGATGTGAAAAATACTAATATAATTATTGGAACCTTAGGTCGTATATTTCATCTTATAAATGAAATGAAATATAATTTACATAAACTTAAATTTATTGTTTTAGATGAAGCAGACGAAATATTAAATAACGGTATTAATTCAAAATTAGCTATGATATATGATATTATACCTACAAATATACAAACTATATTAATATCTGCAACAACTTCCTTACATGTTTTTAATTTTAGTAAAAAATATATGTATCAACCTATAAAAATCTTATTAAAAAATGAAGAAATAATTCTTTCATTAATTAGTCAATTTTATTTAGATGTTGAAACAGAAGATCAAAAATTTGATACTTTAATAGATTTGTATAATTTAGTTTCTACATCACAAGCTATTATATTTTGTAATACAATTAAAAAGATAGATTTATTAGAACAAAATTTAAAACAAAATAATTTCTCTATTACCGTAATTCATTCGAATATGTCAATGGATGAACGAAACAATGTTATTAATAATTTTAGAGAAGGACTTTCACGAGTATTATTAACAACCGATTTATTAGCTCGCGGTATTGATATTCCTCAAGTTAATATGGTAATAAATTATGATCTACCACAGAGTAAAGAAACTTATGTTCATAGAATAGGTAGATGCGGTAGATTTGATAAAAAAGGTATAGCTATTAGTATAGTTAAAACTTCAGATGCTTCAGATTTAAAAATAATACATAAATTAAAATCAATTTATAAAATTGATATCAAAGAATTACCAGAATCTTTTGATCAGTATTTATAGATTTAATTATACGTATTAAATATTGTTTGATTTAAACAAGCATTTTTATCATTACATTGTGTATTTAATGATTGAATATTTTTGGTAGCTTTTTTTGGAATCCTTAAATCTGTTTTTAGATCTAATATTATTTTTATATTTGCATCATTTAAATTTTTTAAAAAATGGATAAAAATTTATATATTTTTTAAAAAATATATAAATTATTAAACTCATTTTTTTTCATCATTAGATATTATTTTATTATTATTAAGATGTTGATACGTTTTTTTAATATTGATTAATATTTTTTCTATAATAGTTGGAATTTGTTTACAGAATCTGTTGAACTTGCAATTTCTTTATATAATTTACATGCTTCTATTAATGTTGGATTTAATGAAATGATATCAATATTACAAAAAGTCGACACTAAAGTTAAAAAATTTAATTTAGGATTTATATTATAAATAACAGCATATTTATTTATTAAATTTTATATAAATTTATACATCTCCTTGCTACTTTAAAATAAATTTTAAATAAAATTAACAAATTTATATAATATTCTTTTTCAATTCATAATTATTATTAATATCATTCAAGAAATCTTGCAATATACGTGTATCATTTTTTAATTTTTTCCTAATTGCTGTTTTGTTATCATTTGCATTTAATTTTAATTTGTTTTCATATAATTTAATCATGTCATCTAATTTATTTCTTCTTGTTTACATCTTAGTTCTTTTCTCTTTCTCTCATTGTTACCGGAGACGTCTTAGTTCTTATCTTTCTCTCGTTGTCATTGGAGATGTCTTAGTTCTTTATCTTTCTCTCGTTGTCGTTGGAGATGTCTTAGTTCTTTATCTTTCTCTCGTTGTTGTTGGAGACGTCTAGCTTCTTCCTATTGTTCTTTCTCTCATTGTCGTTGGAGATGTCTAGCTTATTCCTCCCGGTCCTCCTGTTCTTGCTGTCATCGGAGTTGGAGACGTCTAGCTTCTTCCTCTTGTTGTCATTGGACTCGACGTTTATTTTATTTCTCTCATTGTTGTTGGATACGTCTATCTTCTTCTTGTTTATATGTAGCTTCCATTTTATTAACTACCTGTTACAAATCACTTTGAGATATTGTTATCTAATAAATCTTTCCTAGGATGTATTTTCAAAAAGTTCTCTTACAAATTTTTTATTATCATCAAATACGGTAAACTTTCTTATTTTCATTATCTTGATCTAAAGTAGTATCTGGATTAATTTTTGTAGATGTATCGAGGATTGAAAATAAATATTACTAATTGCATACAAATCTTTAAATTTATTTAAAGTTATTTAAATGTAGAATCCTTTAATGCTGGACCTTTAAGGATAGATGTTGATTTAATTTCAGATTTAGAATTATATCTAGAAAGTTTGCGTCAGGTTTAGAAAGTTTTATATCAGGTTTAAAATATTTATATTTATATTTTCCATATTATAAATAAATATAATTAAATTTAAAAATTTAATTAAAACTATCAAATAGATAATTTTAATTTTAAATAAAAATTATATAAAATAAAAACTAAATAAAATTAGAATACAATTAAGGAATGAAAAAATCATGTTTTCCTAAATTATATTTCATCAAATCTTTAATCAATGGTTCTTCTTCTAAAGGTGCAAATGTAATTTTACCACCAGTTTCATTTTCTGTATATTCTGAATTTTCCAATTTTTTTGTATCTAAAAATAGATCAAATGCTCCTGTTCCACCCTGAATTACTCTACCAATAGCAATTCTAGAACTTACTGATTTCATATGATCATTTTCATTAAATATAGCAGCATTAATAAAATGATCCATAGTTTTTTCAAAAGAAGCTCTTGCAATAGGATCAATATCAATTTTAGATAATCCGTGTCTATCAATAGATATAATTTCACCCAAATGACACATTTGATCAACTAATAGTGATAGATGTGTATAATTGATATTTGTACCACCACTTTGATATGTAAGAAAAAATTCATGTAATAAAATTTGACGCGTTGCTTCGATCCCATATAATTTTAACGTTTTTGCAATATCATTACATTTAGTTCTTGTAAAATCTATACCTTTCATGTATCTTAATCGTTCTAGATTAATACCTGATGTATAAACTACGTATTCTTTATCAATATTAATTTTACCTGTATTTTTATCAAATGTTACACATCTTTCTTGAACAATATCAATATTACTAATATTTTCAATACCTTTTAAAGTTATATCATCACAAATCATTTTTAAAAAATCTGTAATCATATTATAATTAAATGTGGTCATACTAAAACGTATATGTATATATTGATCGTTATTCGATATATTATTAGATAAAATAGCAGCCCTACTAATAGAAGTTATAATTTCTTTCTCATTTTTTTTTAAATTTTTTAGATTATTATAATTTTTATACCAATGAGATATAAATTTAGTTTTAATATCTAATAAAGTAGTTTCTTTATCTAACATTTTCTCAATATTCATCTTAAGTCGAAAAACAAAAGGCATACTAGATAATTCAACTTTTTGATTATTTATGAAAAACGGATTTGCGACATTGTCATTTTTTAATTTTTTACTCAAGGCATCGTTTAATCCCAAATCATAATATATTTCAATATTAGATACTAAATATCGAATAGATAAATATTTGAAATAACTAATAATTTTATTAACTTGTGATCGATTAGTATTATATGGTTGTTTAAAATAGATTGTCATTTGGGGAGTTTTTATATTTTTAGAATAATGTAATAATTCTTGAATTCTACTTATCCCCATATTTGCATAATTTTTTGCAGATCCTGCTGAATGTTTAGTATTTAAAGTATTATGGACAATTATTCCATTATCTATCATAAAAGTTTCATTTAACGGAACAGTAAAATCATATACATTCT